CGAGCATCACGGCGGACATGACCGAATTTCTGTAGGTCAACGAAACATTCATTTAGTCATATATGTCAAAGCAAACCATCAATATCGGCGCATCGCCGAACGACGGAACGGGGACGCCGCTGCGGACCTCGTTTGATTACTGCAACCAGAACTTCACTGAGATATACACCGCTCTTGGCGGTGGTGTCGCCCTTCCCGGCGCGACGACTCAGGTCATCTTCAATGATGGCGGAACGAATCTGGCAGGCGATGCAGGTCTGGTTTACAACAAGACGACCGATGCGCTGACCGTTGCCGGACTCGTCACCGCTGGCTCCGCCACCATCACCGGCGATCTGACGGTCGATACGAGTACGCTGAAGGTGGATTCGACGAACAATCGGGTGGGTATTGTACAAGCAACTCCGCTATATCCTATGCATCTGGTTGGTGAGTTTGGGCTTCAAGAGGAATCGGCTGGAAATGGCTCCAAACTCCGATTTATTGGACAAGCCAGTCAGTACAACTTTCGGCTTGGAAAGCAACTTACTGCAACCAACGCATTTGAAATTACGCCCTCGACGGCTCCGGGTGGCACAACGTTCAGCAATCCTGTCTACACCGTAACGTACGACGGTACACACACGTTCCTCGACGGCGCAGGCGGCACTCGAATGACCCTCAACTCTACGGGGCTGGGCGTGGGTGCGAGTGCGGTTGAGAAATTGACTGTGGCTGGAAGAGGATTGTTTGTGTCAGCCAATCCAGATAATGCTGCCCTAAAGCTAGAAGCGAGTACCGGAACCAATTCTGTTGCTATCAATTTCGTAAACACTGGTGGCAGCTACTTCGTTGGAGTTGATAACTCCGCCGGTGGTCGATTGTACGGCGCACCTTACTCGCTGTGCATTGGTAGCACCGGAGCTTATCCGGTTGTCATCGCAACTAACAACACCGCCAGACTCACAATCGACTCCTCCGGCAACGTTGGGGTTGGAGCTAGCACATTCGGAACCTCTGCCGCTAAGGTACTCGGTCTTGCAAACGCTACTGCACCAAGCACTTCTCCTGCTGGAATGGGTCAACTCTACGTCGAATCCGGTGCGCTGAAGTTCCGTGGAAGCTCTGGCACTATCACCACAATCGCAGCCGCCTAATTTAAACGACTATGCCTACCCTCTCTTGGATCATCGAACGCCTTCTCGTTAAGCCCATCGAAGGCAGCAATCCCGATGTCGTCATCACCGCCGATTGGCGTTGCAACGGCACTCAGGATCAATACAGCGGCACCTGCTACGGCTCCTGCTCGTTCGCTCCGCCGTCTGGTGAGTTCACGCCATATCCTGACCTGACGCAGGAACAGGTGCTTGGTTGGTGCTACAGCAACGGTGTCGATAAGACAGCTATCGAAGCAAACGTGACGCAGCAGATCAACGACCAGATCAATCCGCCGGTGGTTACGCTGCCGTTGCCGTGGGCGGCGCAGCCTTTACCGCCGGTGCCGCCTCCTGAGGTTGTTCCTCCGTTGATCGAGCAGGCTGTGCCGGTTTTGGTTGCACCTGTCGAAACTGTCGTCGATGCTCCGGCGGCATGATTAAAATTGAACTGACCGCCGAACAAGCGAACACCCTGCTGCAACTCATCGATATCGCCATCAAGGCTGGCGGTTTCCAGAATGCAAAGGTCGGAGTACCTCTGGCCGAAATCATTCTCGAAGCCGCCAAATCGCAGGCTCCGCTCGCTAACTAACCATCACGATGACGGACCACCACGCTTTTTTAAGAGACATCTCAATCGGCGTCGGTGGTCCGATCATCGGTATTCTGGGGAACGCGGTATTTTCAGATCCTCATCTCAAGACTGCGTCGTTAGCTCTTGGCGCATTCGCCGCGCTTCTAACCTGCGCCGTCAAGGCACTCGAACTGTATCGCAAACTAAAAACAGAAAAATGAATCCTAATCTCGCCTCTCTTGTCCGCCACATCCTGACCGCTGCCGGTGGTTTCCTCGTCGCCAAAGGGTTGGCCAGTGCTGATCAACTCGCTGAACTCGTAGGCGCTGTCGTAAGCATCGCTGGCGTTGGCTGGTCTGTTTACAACAACAAGAAGGCCGCGAAGGCTGCGCCCGAGGTTGCCAAAGCTGAATGAACTTCTTGGCCGACTTGGTGATGAAGCTGGTTATCTGGCTTCACGCGCTGACGAAGCAGGATGTCACAAGCGAAGATGCGAAAAAACAACCCGATCTTAAGCGCGGTCTGCTTGCTCGCATTGATGAGCATGAGCGTGAGCTGCGCGAGCCGGGTGATTTACGTCCCCCACGGTGAGCCTGTGCGCCTCGCACAGAGCGTTAAGGCGAAGGTTTGGGTGGTTGACTCTACCGGCAAAACGGTACGCTCTCAGAACCGGATAACGCTTCCAGAGGGCTGGTACGCACTTCCTAAGCCATGAAAAAGAACGTCCCGACCAATACGTCGCTCTACAGCAAGATGAAGTCAGCGGCGAAATCGAAGTTCGACGTGTATCCATCCGCATACGCTAATGCTTGGCTCGTTCGCGAGTACAAGAAGCGCGGCGGCAAATACAAGATTGCCAATGTCGGATAAAAAGGTCCGTGGCGGTCTAGGTCGTTGGTTCGCCGAGAAATGGGTGGACATCAAGACCGGCAAACCATGCGGTCGTCAGGAAGGTGAGGAACGTGCTGGATATCCAGCGTGCAGACCCACCAAGCGCGTGAGCGATAAGACCCCAAAGACGACGATGGAGATGAGCAGCGCGGAGAAATCCCGGTTCAAACGCGAAAAAACCAGTTTCCAGAAGATCGGTTACCAGCATAGGATGCGGAAGAAAGCAAAATTATGAGCAATAACGCACCGTACAAAGGTTCACCGTCTGTTAAGGGGAGTGGCAGCGGACCTTACAAGCAGTCTCCTCCGCCGAAGCCTCCGGTTAAGCCGAAGCCTACCCCAAGTGGAAGCGGTCCTTACAAAGGTGGCAGTGGTCCGTATCGTAAGTGATTCAAAGCAAAATCCCCCAGCGGTAACAAAAACCACCGGGGGATAATTACTTCTACGCGTAAGGTCAGCGTCCTAACGACTTCAGGACGTTAGTGACGAAGTCCTCGCTCTTCGAACCATTCGCATTTGATGCACGGGAGCCGCCAGCCGTTGCTTTCGAGCTAACACCGGGTTCACTACCCCGATACTTCGCCAGTTCGGCTTGCAGGCGCTTGTTTACCTCGACCTGAGAGTAGAGAAGCTCACGGTATTTAGGCGCGGCAGCGGCCCATAGAGCAGCCTTGGCGAGGTCTTCTTCGCTGTTCTCGCCGTTGAAGATCTGCTGCGCGAGGCTAAGTCGGCCAGTCAGCTCCGTATTCCATTCCTCGTCGTTCTCACGCGGCTCAAAGATTTCCAAAGCGCGAGCGTTCTCGCTGACCTTTGTCCAAGTCTTATTGGCCGACTCCAATGCAGCGCGAGTGCCTTGCTCGTTTTCCTGCTGGTACTTCGATATGATCGAGTCGTAATCGGACTTCGCTTCGGACATCTCCGCAGACTTCTCGCCGTTAATCTCGTCGTACTTGACGATCAGAGCGCCAAGTTTGGCCTTCTTGGAGGGCGAAAGACCCTCAACGATGTCGTCGATCTGCGAGTTTCGATAATCGTTCTCAGGAGACTTGAGTAGGCCAACAAGCCTGTCGCCATCCGTGCCAACGACAGATTTCATCGAGTCGAACACGCCGGTAATCTTGCCTTCGTACTTTTTGACGAAGTTGGGGTGGCGCTCAATGTCGAGGAGTCGAACACGTTCGGAAAGCGTGTCGCGTTCTTCCTGCAAAATCTTCATTTGAGCCTCAAAGTTTGGATTGGCAACCTTGCCAGACTTTATCTCTTCAAGCTGCTTGGCCAACTGCGCCTTCTCTTCCTTGATCTTACGGAAAGCATCAGCGGCTTTCGTAGATTTGATCGTCTCGGGGATGTCCGAGTCATCAGTAGCCGAGGAATCCTCGGTAGCTGGAGCCTTCTCCTTCGGACTGAACATCCGCTCGATATCCATCTCAGACTTGCTGAGCTTGGTATTCGCTTCGGACTTAGGCTGC